CGAGCGTGCCGGTGTTTGTGGTAAACAGACCTGTGCCGCTGTGCCCAAATAGATGCTGGCCGCTGCTCTCCCAATTGTTGCCGAAGATCGGGCTGATAATATCATTTGGCCAGTTGATCGGATCGGGAGCCCAGACAGGGACAAACTCTGTTGGCTCCGTCACGACGACAAGGCCGGGAGTGCAGCCCTGGCAAGGGTCAATGAGATCATCAGACAGCTGATAAACCTCATCGGCATCTTCCATCAGAGTCAACGTGACGCCACGATCATCAATCTCGGCACCGGTCACAAGCCAGTGCGTTGCAGCATCATAGTTGTCATCTTGTGAGAGGTTGTAGAGCGTGCCCATTTGGCGATCATCGCCTGGCACAACGACAGAGAAGGATGGAGTGCCATCAAGCGCAAGCCACTCAGGGCCGCGCTCTGGAAGCGTGGTAAGGGAGTGGAGCGAGGTCTGCCTGCCATCGGGCGAGCGAAGGCGAATGCGCGCGCCGCCAGAGATGCCGAGAGGGATTGGGCGATCAAGACGAAGATTGGTGCCGTCTATCTCTATGACCTCGCCATCAATGACGCCTTCATCCCAAGGCGCGACGATCCCAACGCGATCATACGGAAGCAGCAGCTGTGCCTCCTCCGTCACGCGCAGCGGCTGAGAGCGACGACGATAGAGTTGCGCAGCATATTCAAATCGCGCGCGCCGGCATACCTCCCATGGCTTCGTTGCGCCGATCAGGTCGATGCTCAAAGGGTTGAGAGGTGTGATCCCTTCTGGGTATGTGTATGTCTCCTGACGATAGTCATCAAACTCATTGAACCATGTTATCTCAACTCCATCATGCTCATCAGGGCCGGGCAAGCGTAGCCCAAGGCCGATGTTGCCTCGCTCTGCCATCCGATTGCGCCGGTTGAAGATGGCACTGACGCCTGTGCGCCGCTGATCGCGAGCGAATGTGATGCGGCCATGGCTCATAAACGCAATTGCGCGAGCCTTCTTTGCGATGGCCTGCAGCTGCTCATCTGCGCTCATCTGCCTGTCAAAGATGCCGTTGAATTCGCCTTCGTCATATGGGTCAGTGTAACTCTCCAGCGAAGCCTGAACCTCAACTAGCGAAGCCCAATCAATCTCGCTTGGTGCATAGTTGCAGATGTATGGATCAGTCAGCGTATGAATGGCTGCCGTAATCCAACGACGATCTGCCGTCAGACCGGAGAGCGTTCCAGGAGGAGCACCGACAACCTGCGTCGGAAGCCTGCGCGTCGCGATGACGTTGAATGCATCCATGTTCTGGATAGCAGGCGCCGAGAGAGTATTGGCATTGACGATGATGATAGTCTCGTGAGGAAATGTCCGCTCTTCCACGGAAAGAGAGCGGAAGCCGACGATGCCTTCAAGGTAGGTTTTCTTGTTGCCCTGAAATGTCACATCGCGCCAGAACGCATTGTTGGGATTGGTCTGTGCGATGCGCACGCGCCAGCGGCCTGGCGTGACGTTGACGCCATATGTCTGGCGCAACTCATTGCGGGTGATCGCCTGGAAGCCGGTTGAGAAATTCAGCGTCTCAACGACAGCACCATTCTCATCAAGCCTCTCTCCCTGAATAGAGATGGTGATGCCATTGATGGCAAACGTCTTAGGTGGATAGACCTTCTTGCCTGAGATTGCGTAGTTGACGCCGCCAGGGAAACTGATCTGAAACCAAATCTCATCGATGCTATCAGCACCAATCTCATACCATGGCGACCAAGGGTTGGCCTGATCAGGATTCAACTCCAGGCGGCTGATAGTCTTGACCTCATAGGAATGCTTGACGGATGGAGGGAGCGTTGAGCCTGGAGGATAGATCGTCACGCTGCCGTTTGCAGATGAAACTGGGCTATCACCAAAGCGAAAGTCAGTGACATCGTAGTAGCCACGACCAAGGCAATAGACTGCCTGGACGTATTGCGTTGCGCGGTCGATGGTGCTCTCACGACCTTCGCCTGCAGCCGGATCGGGATTGATATACATTTCCCAGCGCGACCAAGCAGGGAAGATCAGATCAGGCCAATTCCGCAGCCTGCCATAGATGTCTGGTATGCGCGAGAGCGGACGCATCATGTTGCGCGGAGGAGCGAGGCCATTCAGTGATGTGGGCTGGTCTGCCGGCGCAGGAGACTTGTCTGCCTGCTTGCCGGGAGCGAGCAGCATCGAAAGAGCGAAACTGATCGCCATGCTGATGGCGGTGATGGCAGTATAGACAATGACTGTTGCGGCGACATATGCGAGCGTGGAGCCGCCGAGATATGTTGCGAGTGCGCCGACGATTGCGGTTGTGCTGACTGGCTCTGCCGGATAGACGGCAACGTGCCATACCTCTCCGCTCTTAAGAAAATGATTGGGTGCTTCAGATGGATGGACGTATGAATCGAGAGAGACAGCACCACAATACAATTCAAATGTCAGCCCGCCCCAACGATCAGGGCTGATCCTCATCAGCGCATCAGCGAGGTTGGTGCCTGGAACGAAAGTGTAGAGCCGATCCTCAACGTCATCGTTGAGAGGGAAGCCAACGATGACGTGCGCAGGCTTCAAGGAGACGATTGCGTTCATGCGCTCCACCATTCTGCTTTCGGCCATATGCGCCGGATGACTGCGAAAGAAGAGAATACAACGGAGGCATTGCGCGATAGCGCATGAAGGACGCCGCCATCAAGCACAACACCGACATGGGCAGGCTCAAGCACTGCCATGTCAAAAGGTTCCGGGTGCTCTTTTGCCTTCCACATTCCACGCGCGCGCGCCGTTGCCAGCTGAAGGTTTCCTGGCACACACCAATCTTCCTGATCGCTAAACGGAAGCGGGCAAGGAAGGCCGCGCGATGTGCGGACGTATTTCACCAGGCTCCAGCAATCGAAGGAGTTTGGAGGATCGGATGGGAAGGCGTATGGCCTGCCGACAAGAGAGAGGAGAGGGGCGAGCGCGCTCATTAGAATGGCTTGAGCCCGACGAAACGCTCAAGGACGTAATACATCCCGGCGCGCTTCGTTGGCATCCTCCCTCCAACCAACTCCATCTCGATGACGTCAAGCGTCACCTTGATATTCTCGCATCGGAAGCGGAGTGGCACTGACACAGGGCGATCCACCATTGTTGGGTCGATGTAGAGGCGCAGCGTCGCATAAACTGGGCTTGTCAGATCAATAGAACGGATACGACCGAACAACTGAAGCAGGGTTCCTTGCAGTCCATCAATCCGAACAGTCGTAACATACTCAGAAGAGTTGCGGATCGCAGGCTTGCTGAATGTAAACGACAGAGGATTGTAGATGCGAGGAACGCCATTTTCATCGGCAGCCTCAAATGGTATGTCGCGACGATTGCACAGACGGATCGGAGAGCCTATGGCATTCCCGACAATCTCAATCGTCTCCACAAGCATTCCAGTTGTTGGAGGAGTGGCAAGCCACTCAGCGTATGCGTCGTTGACGGATGTTGTCGGCATCAGACGAACACCGATGGCGTGAGGGAATTTACGATGTCTGTTGGCCGCGTATCCATGACGGAGCGAGCATCATAGACATCGAATGATGGGGCACTTGGTGTGCCTGCCTCCATAGGATCATCAGGAGCAAAGGGAGGCGGCGGCGTGTAGCCGGTGCTGTATGCCTCCACATCGAATGAGACATTGAAGCGGTCGATCAGATCAGGGTGAGGAGTGACGGTGCGCTCCCCAGAGAAGTGGCAGAGATAAGGTATCATGCCAAGGCCGGTCAGCACCGGCATATTGAACCATTCGCCGCCACTGTCGAGTGTGTCATGATAGAAGAATTCAAAAAGTGCCAGTTGCTGCGTTGTAAAGGTGAACGTCATCGTGTAGATGCGCTTCTCCTCGCTTGAGGAGAGACGGAAGCGTGGCGGACCATCTTGAACTTCGATGGTCGCGAAAGACAGCTGTGGCGATCCTCTGTAGGATGCGCGCTGTGCGCAGCCAAGAGCATCTGGCCAGTCGATGGATGACGGAAGCGGCATCATCAACTCCAATCAGGCGATTTGGCAACTCGCCAGAAACTCATTACGGTGAACGCAACGCGATACAGATCAAGGCGATCAGGCTGAGGTGTGATCGTATAGGCTTCTGCGATGTGGCAATAAATAGAGCGCGGCTGGCCATCTGTCGTATGCCTCATCATGAACCATCTTATGCCTTTGTTCAGTGTATCATTGAAGAATGTCTCAAAGGCAGACAGCTGAGAGAGCGTCCAGATAAACTCAACACGATACATGCGGCGCTCATCGGCCTTGTAGCGGAAGAACGATGGAGGTGCCTCACTGATCGTTGTTCGCTCAAACATCGGGAGGATGGTGCCGGTGTAGCCAGCGCGAAGCGGGCAACCAAGCACATCCTCTGGCCACTCGATTGTGGTCTGGTTGCGATAGATGCGAGTGGACTGAGCATAGTTGAGTGCGGCATCAGCACCCGCAAGCAAGAAGCCTCCCGGTTGGCCGCTAAACTGAGACGGGATGAACCATGCGCCGGGAGCCGACAGAAGGAAGGAGCCTGGCTCTGCTGCAAGAGCCTTGCCTTTGCCGAACGAGGCGGCGAAGGCTGAGAGGCTATAGGAGCCTGCGGCGAAGGCGAGACGCCGCCCTATGGCCAGCCCTGCGTCGGCAAACAATGACTGAAAGCCGCCGCCAAGGAGCAGAGGCGTAAGTCCAGCCGGGAAGGCTGACAAGGAAAATGCGCCAGCCTCAGCAGTCAATGACCTTCCGACAGAAGCAGCCTCGCCAGACAGCGCGAAAGAGCCAGCCTCAGCAGCGAACCTTCTTGCATACTCCAGGCTGGCGTCCTGTCCAGCAATGAAGAATGATGCGAAAGTCTGCTGTGAGACAGTCAGCGTAGCGGATTGGCCACTTACGCTGAATGCTCCGCGCGATCCGGTGAGCGAGTAATTCACATGCGCCTCCGAACCTGATGAGTGCGCGTCAACGTCTCAGAGTATGGACCGAAGCCGGTGCGCAATGAGCGCTGATAGTCGCGCGCAATCTCGGTGCGGGCGACATTCACTGCTGCGATAACGGTGCGCTCATCAACCTGCTCCTGCGTGACAGTGACGCCTGGAGCATTGTTGTTGACGATGAAGCTGATACCGCTGTTCATCTGTGCGGAGTTGATGATGCGGCCAGAGCCTGAAGGCACAAACAACTCTGGGCCGCGCTCACCAACGATGTAGGGATAGCCGCCAGCGACTGAGCCGCCAGACATGCGGCCTGTCGGGCTGACGCTTGTGCTAACGCCTCCTGCTCCTCCTGTCGGGCCAGCAGGGAAGAAATAGCCGAAGATTGCCTTGACTGCCTGAAGGAGAGCGGCTTGGGCGACGATCTTGAGGACGCTCTGGGCGATAGAGAGAGCAAACTGCTTAAAGGCTTCTCCAGCAGTGATGCTCTTCTGGGCGACCTGATCAAGCAAGTCAAACAATTCATCGAAGGCTCGCAACGTCTCGCGACCAACGCCAAGGCCAACCGTCTCGCCAAAGCCAATGTCGCGCTTTCCAGGCTCAAGGCCAAGACCAGATCGCAGCCCGCCCCAGAAGTCTCCACTTCCATCTTCCCCAAGGCCGCGACCGATGGCTGCGCGAGCGCGGCCCATCATCTGCTCCAGCTGATCAGCTGTCAGCCTTCCTGCCTGGACTAGAGCCTGACCATATGCTTCGACAGTCGCAAGAATGTCGCGTGTGATCGTCTCAGATGTTGCGCCAGTCGTTGCGGCTGCATCATTCATCGCGCGTGCGGCGCGCTCTGCGCCCTGCTCAGCGTAACGCGCAAACTCCTCAAAGCCAACTCCTTGAAGAGCCTCTTGTGCGCCAGTGAGTGCGCGGCGTGTCTCGTCAGAAAGCCGACCAAAGGATTGGCTGACTGTCCCGATTGCGGTGCCGATCCCGGTGAGATTGTTTTGGAAGGCTTCAAGAGGCGTGCGTGTGCTTTCCTGAATGCGCTCGAAAAGGCGCTCAGCCTCGCCAAATGAGCGGCGCAATTCTTGATCGGTCTGGTTCCTGCCTGCGCCTCCGCTTGCAGCACGGACAGCGTTCAGTTCGGCGATTGCGCGAGTGC